TTATTAATTATAAGTGGTAGTAAACGATATTCCGCTTGCTGTATACGATATGTTAACATATCAACGGTATCATCAGGACAAATTGGTACTGTTGATTGTCCTAAAATCTCCCCAGAGTCCAACTTCTTGGTTACACGATGCACTGTGCATCCTGTTTCCTTATCCTTGCTTTGAAATGCTTGTTCAACAGCATACAAACCTTTGTACTTTGGGAGTAAAGATGGATGAATGTTTATAATAGGACATGGAAACGCATCTGGATGTTTAATTATTCTCATCCATCCTGCAAGAACTACTAGATCAACTCTCCATGCTTCAAATAATGAAACAATATCCTTTTCTGCTTTGTGTTTAATATGAACATGAGGTATGCCCAACCTCTCTGCTCTTTGTTTAGCACCACACTCTTTTCTGTTGTGGATCATAAGTACTACGTCATGGTCAGGACATTGACGTACAATGTTTTCAAAGTTGGTTCCGTTTCCAGAACACATAACTCCTAATCTCATTAAGCATTCTCCTTGCTTCTTGTATATATCCAACCAGTGCAAATATATTTGCGTTTGTTAACTGTTGGACAAGCACGATGTAGGTATTGCCATGTTGATGGAAAGATAATTAACTTACCTGCTTTAGGTGTAACACTCTTCCCACAAGAAAACTCTGTACACCCACTACCATCTTTAATTGTATTGAGATACCAGAGATATGTAAACTGTCTTGGTCCAAATTGTGGACTCATAGTATAATCATGATGCCATGTATACCACCCACTATTCTTTTGATATCTTTGTATTTGATATCCTGTATCTTCCATACTAAATTGTGAAAGCATCATTTGAAGGTCTAGAATATTGTCAGAAATTTCTGCACAACGTTCTACGTATTGATCCATGCCAGCACTAAGTGCTTTAAAAAATACTTCGTCCTCCTCTTTCCAATCATCTTTATCAGAAATAGGAAGGTCTGTAGTTACTTTAACATTTTTCTTAACTATTGGGTCAGATGTTGTTCCAACACAACCGTCTTGTTTTCTATCATCAAGTTCAAATTTTTCAATAACAGATTTGCAAAAATCTTTTGATAAAGATTTTGGCATTTCCATAATAAAATCTTCACCACGTATGCTGTGGGGAAGATTATAATCTATTGATTTAATAATCATGATAGAAGTTATTTGAGTTTAGCATTAACACCCATTACTTTTGCGTTTGGGTTACGTGCAAGAGCAACTTGACGTGCTTCTTGATAGTCACGTGCATAGACTTCTTCCTTGAAGACGTGTCCTGCGACATAGAGGGTTACTTCACACTTCATAATTTAAAAGGACTAACTCCTTCCTGCTTGCTTGATCTGTATTATAGCACCCCGTAGACCGCATGGTGTAAGTGTGTGCAAATTCTGCAGCTGTCCACTCCTTGAACCTATCTTTGATAAGTTGTGAGTTGTTGTAAGAAACTAGCATCTTACAAACAGAACGGTCACAATCTTCTGCAAACTTATCGTGGTCAAATCCTTTGTGCATTGAACCTTTACGACCATATAGATTATCTTTAATGTCGTATGGAGGATCTAGATAAACAAATACATTCTGATCATCTGTAAGTAGTTCTTCGTATGATAAGTTTGTAATTCTCCAGTTCTCAATTAGTTCTGAGTATTCAGTAAGTTTTTCAATCCCTCTAATTGAAAAGTTGGACTCTGATGCCTGAGGACTAAAGGAGGAGGACTCAGTAAGTCCACTAAAACTACACTTATTAACAATATAAAAAGCAATCGCTCTTTCCAAGTTAGACTTTTTGGGGTCATTTACTTGTCCTTTCATCTCGTTAAACAACACTCTGGCGTCATCACGATTATCGTTATGCTTTTTGTAATGCATAACTCCATCTTGAAGATCTTGTCCATGATCTCTGAGTTCACACCAGAAGTTATATAGTGGTTCATATAAATCATTGATCCAGATAGGGACATCTGGATACCTTTTGGTAATCTCTAACGCTACGCTTCCACCACCAATAAAAGGTTCACGATAACTTTTATTCTTTAGATCAGGAATAAACTGAAACAGTTTACTCAGAGCACGACTCTTACCGCCTGGATAGCGTAGAGGAGTCTTCAGAGATTTTGTAGTCTGGGGCATGATATTTAAGATATTCCCAAAAGGTTAACTTCATTTCCTTAAGCGTCATACCACAATGGGCAGCCGCTGTAGGTAGATTCATTGTAGCACGAAACAAAGCATTATTTGCTTCCTCTACATTTTCTGGCGTTGTTTTGACTCTGGATGTACGCCCATTGTCGTTTAGGTTCGTCTTTAAGACGCTCATGCATTTCCTCCATGCGTAGAATTCTAGGATCTTTTTCTAGAAATTTTAGTAAACTCATTTTTTCTTTGTTACATATTTGCCAGAGAACTCTTCAACATGCAAATGTTCAGGTTCAAGTGGCCAACCAGTATCTTTCAGTTTTTCATATCTAGATCTGTAATAATCCATAAGTTCAGAACACTCTGTATGTTCAATAGCTTCATGAATTACATCAGACTTAAATCTGATATTATAAAGTCCTGTCTTACTACTGTAAATATCTGATGTCATTTAAATTCACAACTCATCATAATCTCTGTTAAACATGCAAGCATATTGATCTCTTGATCAGGAACAATAGTAATGTCCTTCATATACTTTGCAATAATAAGAACTGCCTCTGGGATAGAAGTTGGTTTAAGAACTCCATACAAACTATCATAGACTTTTCTCATGACCATACTAGGATCATTGTCTAGGTGTTGTACTACCCAGTTCTTGACATTAGTAAACTCCTTCTTCTTTAGTGACGAAAGAAGCGTGTCCAGATTAACATCAGCAACGTCAACCAGAATAGCAGAATCAATGGATCCAGAAGCAGAATACCGTTGACACTCGTTGATAAGACGACGCCAATCAGGATAATAGCGACGAATAAGTTTCGCAACAACTTTATCTTCATGATTAATACCTTCTGTTTTAAGGATCCACCTCAAGCGATCAAAGAATTGTTTTTGTAGTTCAATACTTTGTCCATTCTTGACACGAAAATCAACCACTGTGCAACGTGAATGCAATGGTTCAATAATCTTGTTGATGAAGTTGCAAGTAAAAATGAAACGGCAGTTGCTATGGAACTCCTCCACAGCACTCCTGAGAGACAGTTGAACATCGTTAGTGGTGTTGTCTGCTTCATCAATGATAACGACCTTGTGGGACGCTCCAGAGGTCAATGAGACGGTTGATGCAAACGTCCTGATTCGGTTCCGAACCGTATCTAGGAATCTACCCTCATCAGATCCATTGATCATGATGTAGGATGCACCGATCTCATCACACAGTGCTTTGGCAATTGTAGTCTTACCAACGCCAGCAGTTCCAGACAACAAAAGGTTTGGTAGTTCTTTCTGATCTACAAAACCTTGAAATACATCTTTGATACTTTGTGGCAGGATACAGTCTTCAACAATGGTGGGACGATACTTCTCCACCCATAAAAAATCATTCATCACTTTGTGTAATAATCCCCTTTTCACGTAGATCGTAATATCTCATACGAATTTGATTCTTAAACCATGCAGACCTATTTGGAGCAAGGTCATACTTCACCAACTCATCAAGAATTTGTAAAAGATCTTGCTCCTTTTGAGTAAATGAAATCTGTACAACTCTTGAATGATGGGTCATGGTTCTAATGCAATGAAATATGTTAGATCCAGTGTGGTATTATTCCACTCTGAAATAAGATCTTTTGAAACCTTTACGTTATAATCTCCAGAGAGCAAACGAACATTCTCAATCTTAATGTCAAGAGAATAATCACCAGTACATTCACCAACGATGTCTTGCTTGTATGTATTACTGGTATCGTTTTCTTTGTCAGAAAGAATCAAACTAACCTTACCATCTTTTGAATGGAATGATAGGTCAGGCAAACTATATACAGCAGATGCTTTCTGTAGAGAATTCAATTCCTGTTCAGTAACATTGAATTGAATATCAGAACCAGGAAAGTTTACATTCTTTTCTGGTGCTGACTTAAGGGTGATCTCAGGGTCAGAAAAATAATACTTGACAGACCTACCATTGCCAGCAATGCGAACAAAGTCGTCAGAGGTGAACTCCAGTTTAGGATTGTCAAACAAAGAGATGCCAGAAAGAAACTGACTGAGATCATATATTGCGAAGTCCACAGGAAATACTTCTTCGCCAGTGAACTTTGCCAGAATGTTCTCTGCATTGGAGATAGTCCTAACAGTAGATCCTTTACGGAATACGATTGAGGAGTTAATCGTTGCGAAGTTTTTGAGGACATCTAGCGTAGTCTTAGATAAAATTACTGTGCTCATTTATTTGTCATAATCAACGGTGAATGCGGTAGATCCTGTATCGGATGCCATCGCTGCTGCTGCCTTGTCATTAAAGTGACAAAGCAGTACAGCATAATGGATAATCTTAATGATGTCCTTTCGTGCTGTACCTTTTCTATCATATCTAGAGGCATATTTTAGAATATTAGACCTACAAAATGCCTCTGCGTCTCCTACCGAATCAATCAAGTCCAGAGTCTGAACGTTTCCTGCTGAGTAGTGACCCTTGTAAGTCTGACTAATATAATCTGAGACCTCCTTCAGGATCTCATCCTCACTATACTTCATGGTGTCCATACATATTCAATATTATCATAATAACACTCTTTAAGTGTTCCGTCAAGGTTCATGACCACGATCTTATCGTCATGAACACTTCTGACCCTAGCAGTGCCGTTTTCTAATTTAACGACACTGCCAATGAATCTACAATCACCCTTGCTGATCATCTGCAACCTCCTGAGTTACTACATCTGCATCAATTTTGTCATAGAGTTCAATGAATGAAGTTTTAGTCTCTTCATCAAACCTATTTACACAGACCTTGATTGCTTTCATGCGATCCTGCCAGATAGCAAATGCACGGATGATGTGTACCAGACGGCGAGTAGAGATGACTTCATCAATACCACCGTCACGGAAAGTCTTACGGATGATATCAGACCAATTGGAAAGATTCTCACAGAACTTCTCATCAAGAACACCAAGAGAACTTGCTGCTTTCTCAAGGATCTTTTGCTCAATCTTAGGAGAAGGATATTCCTGCTCAAAGGTCAAAGCAAAACGCTCAAGAAACGCTTCATTCAAAACGTTGGTGCCAATGAAACGACCATCATCAGAACCCTTACCCTTAGTGTTTGCAGTAGCAAATACATTAAAGCCAGGAGCACGACGAACATACCTACCAATCTTTTTCAAGAAGACACCTTTGCCTTCAAGAACAGACTGCAAGCAAAGGATCTTGTTAGAGGCAAGGTCAACCTCATCAAGAAGCAATACAGCACCACGCTCCAGTGCTTCTACAACAGGACCATTGTGCCATACAGTTTCGCCATTGACTAGACGGAAACCACCAATGAGATCATCCTCATCAGTTTCAATCGTGATGTTTACACGAATCAATTCACGACCAAGTTGAGCACATGCTTGCTCTACACTGAAAGTCTTACCATTACCAGAAAGTCCAGTAATAAAAGTAGGATAAAACATTCCAGACTGAACAATCTTCTTCACATCAGCAAAGTTACCGAAAGGAACATAGTTAGGATCTTTCTGTGGAACAAGATCTTCTACAGCAGGAACAGCAGCAGGTGCCTGATAGGATTGCTCAAGTTTTTCTGCAACCGTCAAGTTCCACACACCACGACTTCCTTTAGTAAACTGAGGGTGTTTGCCTAGACGTTTGGTAACGCTTTGTGTCTTGACACCGAAGTGTGCTGCCGCTTCCTTAATTTGATCACTGTTAATCTCAGTGCCCTTGGCAGAAAGGAAAGTGACTAGTTCTTCGTTTGAAAATTTTTGTTGGAAAGGCATTGGATCTCTTTTGTTGATGTAATTAGTATAATGGATGGAGGGGGTGCTGACACCCCCTAGTGGACACTTCGTCAACTGGTCATGCTACGTGGTCTACAAAAGAATTTAGAAGCACTTTGTTGGTTGACTTAGACTTAAGCATTTTTTTGAATGCTTTTGTGATCTGTCCTTTAGTTGCATCTGTTGCAACATCAAACTCATTCTCTTCTTCAAGATCTTTAGAAGAGATAGCATAGAGAGCACTGTAACCCTTAGGGAATGGAATAATAGCAGACTTTGTTTTCTTCCATTGCTTTTGAATCTCACTGTAGTGTTCGTAAGATCCACTACGAGATACAAATTCACTTAGTTTTTTAGCAGGAAGGATACGGAAACCAATGATGTTTACTTCAGGAAAACGATCACGAACTTGGTCAATGAAGGTATTAGTGTTTCCAGTATAGTAATCATCAAAGTTAGCATAAACAATACCAGTCTTACGATCACGCAATGAACAATTTGAATGAATCCTACCAAGACTTACGTGAGTTTCACCAGTCCTATGGTTGTAAATAGTGCGACCATATGCACTACCATTTGCTTCACCATCAGTCAAAATACAAACATTGACTTTCTGAAGATCATTCTCCCTCTTAAACTTAGGAAGAATGTAATTCAGCATGATAACTGCTTCATTCAAAGGAGTTCCAGATAGACCCAAGCCAGGAGTAGGATAGTAAGTAGTGCGATGAGTGTAGCAGTATGCTTCCCTGAAAAGATAGCGGCACTGCTTTTCAAACTCCTTTGCATTAGAGCGAGAAGATACAAAGTTAATGAGATGAAATTCACCTTCAGGAATTTGAATCTTGTTTGCTTCTAGGTTTTCCTTGTTCCTATAACTTTGGTTTCCATACCAGTGGTGACGATCATATGTATCAGAAAGTTCAGGATCTTGTGCTCTTTCTGCAATCTGCCACTCATTAGTGAATGCATAAACCTCAAAAGGAATTTGAACTTTCCTACAGAAAGCACTCAAATTAAGAAGTTGCTTTACAGTTGCAAGAAGTTCATACTGCATAGAACCAGACCAGTCAATGATAAAAATCATGCCATGATTCTTGCCATCAGGAACAACACTTACACGCTTGAATAGATCTTCATTGTACTTGTAAGTATGAAGTTTAGTTGTATCAAGAACACCAGTCCTTGCAGTAGAAGAACGTGCGTATGCTGCTGCTGATTTCTTGCACTCAAACTCTTTAACAAGATAGTTAACTTCTTTCTTGTTAGAGTCACGAAACTCTTTGTATGCAGCATCAACAGTAGCATAAGAATCTAGAGAATCATAAGGATCAATTCTCTCCTCTTGATTGTTTTGATCAATCCAAGAATGAACTTTCTTCCAGTCAACAACAATTTTGTCTACATTAACTGCATCAGGAATTTCTACATATGTGGTGTCATTACCATAGTTCTGAGAAGAAAGACTAGATGCTTTTTCGTCAAAGGAATCTTGAGTGCTACCAGAAGAGTGCTCACCACCTTCTGTACCACAATCAAGATCATCTTCTTCATCATCCCATTGATCGTTTGATTGAGATGTAGAACCAGAATCAGTAGATTGATACTCCTGATCATCTTGACTTTCAGAAGAAGATTCTGTCTGAGTCTCTTGCTCATCTTCACCTTCTCCCTCTTCATCTTGCTGAGCAGGAATCTGTTCTTGAATAGACTGCTCTACTTCAACATCTAGATTGTAAAGTTCTTTTGCAAGATCAAGAACATCATCAAATGTTTCAGTCTGTTCTGCACGTTGAACATATACTTTCTCGTTATCAGAAAAAGGAATGAGTGCATTAGCACCAACCTTGAAGTGAAGGTTGATACGATCAATCAAACTAAACTTAGTAAGATCTTTATCTTCAATCTCAAAGAAGTCAAGTGCGTTGAGTTCTGCATATCCACCAGCAAAGGACTTGCGAAGACCAGGATACTTACGCTTCATAAGTTTTTCAATGCGAACGTCTTCAACAACATTCACAAAACTTTTTGCTTTGACAGGAAGTTCATCAGAAGACCAGTCTTCGTTAGGAGTGAAGAGAGCATGACCTACCTCATGACCAACAAGCATATCATATACAGTATTGCTTGCTTTGTCCCACTTAGGAAGAGTCAGGACACGACGCTCAACATCAAAAGAAGCAGTAGGGACACCACGGTGTTCCACAACTAGATTTTCAGTTGCTAGTAGTTTAGCGAGATTGCCTTTGATTTGTTGGTTGAGCATGTGTCCTTTGTTGCTGATGCATATAGCATAACAAAGAAACTGATCATCCGATCAGTGCGTGTGTCACTTCGTGAACTGTCTCCTCTAGTACCGAATAATTTTTATCCTTGCTGACCGAGATAGTACGATCAAACTTGTCATCTAGTGTAGATTTATGTGAGATGACAAACACGTTTGTATTCTCGTCAAAGTTGCGAAGGATCCATCCTAGATCAGATGTACCTGATTGGTCAAGCGATCCATCAAAAATTTCGTC